TCATTTTTACTCGCGTCAAGCGGGCCAATTATGATAGGGTTTCCGTTTGTTCCTTCCGAAACCATACTGCCATCAGTACCGCCAGCAGTGGGATTATTTTTATAAATATGTATCATTCATATTACCTACTTTCGCCAAAATGTTATTGATGCTTCGATATAATTAGAAAATTTTTGCACTTTTTTATATGAATTTATTTTAACGCGACAATTACCAACCAATTCGTTGCAATAAAAAACATCCACTTTAGTTCGTGAGCGCCAATAATCTCTTATCGTTTCCCAGTCATTTTTAATAAATGCTACTTGGGCTGTGATTTCTTCGCCATCATCACAAACTCCCATATCAGTTATATATACTCCGCCAATGGTTTCAACCTTTTCTTGTCGGTCATCTGGCTTATGTTCAAAACTGTCACACCTAAGAGCTGTTATATTTCCTATTTTAAGTTTTTTCAAAATACCAACTCCTATACACCGTATTGAGCTTTTGCGTCATCAAAAGCTTGACGTAATTCATTGCCAAAAGTGTCTTTAGCCTTTTCAATTGCATTATTTACTTCTTCTGTTGTAAAACCTTTAAATTCAACATTGCTATTAGCATTTAAATTTATGGTTGCATTTCCGCCAATAGCATTATTATTTGCTATCGCGTTACCTACATTTAAACTTATTTTATCGGCTTCTTTTTGCCAAGGTTCAAAAAACTGCTTAGCAGCTATAACACCTGCATTGCTCATATCCAATTTATTCGATAAACTATTTTGCAATTCGCTTAGATAACCTGACCATTCACCGAAAAAATTATTAGCAGCTTGATTTCCTATTTCTTTTGCTTGTTCCACCATATTCAACATATTTTCTTTAAGCACTTTAATGCTGTCTTGTACACCATCAATAGAGTTTTTATATGCTTCCATTACTTCCTTGTAGCTGATATTTACCCCAAGATTAACTCCACTTTCTGATAATTTATCTTTTAACGCAAGCATTGTATTTATTTGCTCTGTTGTATGCTGTGATGTAGACTCCCATGCTTTCTTAGCATCTTGAGCAATTTCCCTCATGCCCTGCTTGGCCATATTAGGGAAGTGCTTAGATAATATATCAATAGTAGCATTTGCAGAAGACATTACTTTATTTTGCAACGACTCAATCTGTGTCATTGCATTTTTTATGCCATCGCTAATGCTTTTAGTATATTGAGAAAAAACACTTCGCTCGTTTTCAATTAGTTGTTTTCTTTGTTGGGCTCCTAAATTTTCAGCGTTAAGCATATTTCTAATAACATCTAACCGCTCTTTTAATCTTAAAGTGTTTGCCAGTTTCTCTTGGCTATTTAATCCAACTAATTTGTTTTCTAAACTTCCAATAGAGAATTTCATTTCTTCAGTTGTGTTAATTATATATCTTGAACCATTTCCAAAAGCATAACCGGCAGAAATTACATTATCTTTAACAACACTAGAATAAGACAACATGGCTTGCTGGCTACCAATCCAACAATCTATTTGCGACTGTCTTAATTTATCCAAATCAGCTAAATAATCACTTATTGCACCCTTTATGGTTTCATAATATTTAACTGTTGCATCTCCGCCCATTTCGATTGTGTTTTTTGCTTCTTGGTTTAATTTTTGTGAAGAATATACAAACTCGCCCATGGCATCACTTTGTTTTACTTTGGCTTCATATAAGGCAGTAAGTTTTTCCGCTTCATCTTTCATGGCATCCAAATACTTATCGCTCGGTGTATATTTTTTGCCACTTGCTAGCATTAATTCCTTTACTGCTTCTTCTTCTTTTTCTAATAACGCTAATCTTTTTATTGAATTAGCATGTTCCTTTTGAGCAATACTAACACTATTCTCTTGTCTTGCTTTTGCCAGGGAAATATCCGCATCTTCAATTTTTTTCAATGTTTCAATTTCAATTTCCTTAGCTTGCCTTGACTTAATAGCACTTTTAATGGCTTTTTCATTTTCAGCCTGAGCTTTATTTCCGTAATCTTCTGTTGCTTTCGTTAATTCTTCGGTATCTTCTTTAACGCCCAATAATGATTTGCCCATTTTTCTTAAGCTGTCATTATTCTTTTTATTTATTTCATTAAATTTATTTCTAAAGTTTTCATTAGCTTTAGTAAGACCATTTCTCATTAAATCTAAAACCCATGTTAATAGAGCTACGGTACTTTCTAATGCGTAATTTATCAAACTAAAACTTACTGCAACACCAGCCAAAACAACTTCTAACCCATTAAAAAGCGCTTTTAAAACAGTAATTATCGGAGTGATTTTCAGTAAATTAAATATAAATAAAGCAACTTGCTTTATTGCTTCACCAAATATATTGCCGAAGTTTTTTAATTCGCCACTTTTTACCAAAGCTGAAAATTCATTATTAATATCAGCAAACATAGTCTCTAGCTCTTCAAATATTCCTGAACTCAACTCTCTGCCAACATCTTCTACGCTACTTTCAAAGGTAGACCAAATGCCACTCCAGCTATTGCCCAATTTTTCAGTCATTCCACCAAAACGAGTATTGATTATATTTTCTAAAGCTGACATCATTTCATCTGCTGTCGATAATACCTCGTTATTTTTTGACATTCTTATGCCTTGCGCCAATAGATCAGCCGAAGAAATATTTAATTCTCTCATTCTTTCAACAGCTTCACCAAATTGGCCACTTTGCACCCTTGCAAAAACAGAAGTTACTTCGGTAATATTTTTACCGGTAGCAGCTGCCCAATCACCTGATAATTTTAAAAACTTTTGATAGTCATCAATTTGTGCTGATATTAAACTTTTACCAGCATTAACGACATCAGGCGTAGTAAATGGTGTCTTGTCAGCATATTCCTTAAATTCCGCCATAGCCTTTTTGGATTTTTCAGCATCTTTTAACATTACATCAATTTGAAGTTTAAAATTTTCCATTTCGGAATTTATATTAGTAAACCATTTAAAAGATATTGTTGTTGCTAAAACACTTGCTACTTGAGCCCATCCACCTTTGACAATTCCTAATACTGAACCCATTATACCTTCTGATTCTTTAGGAATATTACTAATAGGCGTATTGTTAGAGTTTGAACCATCACTTTTATTCAGAATTTCTTTTTGTTTAGCTGTTTCTCGATAACTTTGTTCTAGTTTTGAAAGTTCTTTTTGTTGCTTTAAAATACTATCTTCTAATCGTTTAGATTGATAATAGTCAGCACCTTTAGCTTTAACACTTTGGTCATAAGCAATTTTTGTGGCTTCAATGATTTTTTTCTGGTCATTAATAATAGAATTTAGGTGTTTCATTTTTGCAGCTAAAGCTTCTTCGTTCTTCAAGGTATCGTCAAATCCGTTTAGCTCAATGTCCATTTTTATCTTATTAATGTTTTGTTCGCGCCGCATTTTAGCAGTGTAACTTTTGATTTTTTCATCAGCCAAAGCAAAATCAGAGTCTAAGCTATCCAATGCTAAAGTTAATTCCATATATAATTCGTCGACTTTTGTTCCTTCTGGCATTACTCTTCCCCCTTTCTATATAACGTCATCTATATGAACTTGTGGCTCGCTTTCAGCTAGTTCCGCTACTATTAAATAGTCAAATAACATTTCAATTTCTATTTCATCAATCTCGTTTGGTGTCCACTTATAAGTCCGTGATAATTGCAAATATAAAAACACTACTGTTTGATATTTATCCTCCAACCCTAATTTCGAGTTGGAGACTACTCGTTTGGGATTTCGTTAGTTTTCATTAACACCTTTGTAGTTATCCATTGAGCGATATTTTTGAAAGTTGGTATTATTTCTTCTGCATCCAACTCCTCTTCAATCCGTTCTACTGTTATTTCTGGATTATCAAAAGCTAAAACTATTAGGTTTAAAATACTTTCATAAAAGTCGACAAAATTACCGTTTTCGTTTTCCATTAATTTTTGTAATTTTGTAACTTCGCGCCAAAGCTTTGTTTTAGGATTTGGCGCAGTATATTCAATACCATTTAATTTTATTTTAGGATTCAAATTCATTTTTTGTTCCTTCTTTCATCTTGATATAGTAAAAGCAGGAGAATAAAATCCCCTGCTTTTTAAGGAGTAACATTTATGGTTTCTTTTTCGTACCAGTTAGCGCCAGTTGTAGCAACATAGCCAATCGCATCTTCATCAGCAACCTTTTTCCATTTGCCATCATATTTTCTTATTACAAATTTACCGCTAATCTTTTGAGTTTGGAAGTCGATTTTATCTTCTTTAGTTTTATAGCTATCATCCGGTTCTGAAAAAGAACCTTTATAAAGCCATACAAAACGTTTTTTACCATTTGATTTCAATGATTCAAATCCAAGAGCTATTTCCGGTGCCGAATCACTAGAAGAACATTCTAACACCCCTTTATCAACTGAATGACCTAATAATGCTGCATAAGCGTCTAAACTTAAGTCAGCAACATCTACATCTACACTGATTTCACCAAGACTACTAGCAACTTCGTATGGGCCATCATCAGCGAAAAGAGTTGACGTGTCAGACGCAGTTTTTATATCTACCGTAATTACCCCTGCAATTTGCACTGGATCTGAATACACAACTCCCGTATTATCATCCGTTACAATTTTCGCGTAATATAAATTTTTCAATCCCACTTTAGCCATTTATTTTTCCCCCTCTAAATCTCATATATTTTACGTAGTTATCATCTTTATACATGTCATGTTTTAATTCTCGTTCAAAATTAATTTCTTTTAATTTTTTAACAACTAAATCCGCCATGATATTAGTATCACCATTATTAATAACACTAACATCATATACAAGGCTTTTAGCTAATTCCGTATCATCAGCATATAGAACACCTTTATCCAAGGCTTCGCTATATACTATGTATGGATAGTCCAATATAACCTCTTTATTATCAGAAGTCATAAATTTTTCACCTATTTTAATACTAGGGTAAACGTGAAATACTTTGTCTGTTATTTCTTTTAGCTTTTCATATATCATCTTTACCCCTCTTTTATTGCTTTAATTACTTTTCTTTTTATTTCCTCACGATTTGCTTCCATTGCAGGATACATAAAAGGATATCTTCTCCCTGGCCAAAACTCAACATATTGACCATAAGCAATTCCTTTATCGTTTTGAGCCGGAGCAATTATAGTATATTTTGTTCCTTTTTTATTAGGAACAGCCTTAATACTATCTCTTAGTTTCCCTGTTTTAACAGGAACTATTTTTTTGGCATCATTAACAACCATTTCTGCCCCTTCTCTTAGGGCTTCTGTCGCTTTTTCTTGTATTGCTTTTGGCATTTCTAGAAAATATCTACTGAAATTATTTCTTTTACCGTGATTTTTTCTTCTAGCCATTCGGAACATCCTCACTTAATGCAACTTCTTTAATATTGCCGTAATCAAGGCAATTGATTATATATAAATCAATGCCATTAATTACAGTTTTATTCCCCTTTTTAAGACCTGAAAATTTACCTTTATAGAAAAAACTAAAATCAGTAACATTTTTCTGACCGCTTTCCCGCTGTATTATGGCATCTTTTTGAGGTAGTAACGTTCCCTTAACTTTTCCTACTTCTTGCCATTCTTTTTTTACATAACCAGCAGAATCCACATTATTTACACAGGTATAAATACCAATAGTCTTTTTTTTCATTGAAAACTCACGCACCTTAGAGCTTTCAATGTGTTTTGAATATAGATTGGCATCTCATTTAAATAGTCTGCCTTAATCGGGCCTGTTGTTTCACTTTTCAAATGCTCACTACCAATACGATTATATGTTATCGCTGATAATTGCAGACATATTAGTTCAATGTTGTCCGGAACTTCTTCCATTTCCTTGATTGAGTTGCCGGTGTAAATATCTATCTCGGCAGAAGCTGATTTTAATATCAGTTCAAGAGTATCATCTTGTTCCGTTCCTTCAATTTCTAGATATTTCTTAAATTTTTCAACTGTTGCATACATTTTTATCACCTACTAAGAGGGCTCAATGCCCTCTTTTTATTTTGACCAAACTTTATTTAGAGCAATAAATGCATCAGCATATCTAACGCCAAAATCTTCTCTTAGAATAGCTCTCATTATTGTTTGGTCGGTAGAAAATGCTGAAACTTGATTGGCACCATCATAATATGAAGCTTGGTCGCTAGTTGCAATATTTACACCCATAGTTTCACCAATGATAAATTGGCTAAAATCACCAAAATACATTTCAGTTAAACCATGCGCATCAGTACCAACTTTAATGTTGTTATTGATTGCAAAATTAAAACCATGTAATTTTCCTTGCATCATTTCAGCTCTATGAATGTAGTTACCTACTCCATCCTTCATATTGTAGAACATTGACCATAAAACTCCATTAAACAACCAGCCAAAATTAGTTTTGTTCGGGAATTTTTTAGACATAATATTACCA